CTTGTAATCTATGCATGGTTGGTTGCACAAGACTATTTCAAAGAACTTACAGATCAAGATGTCCGTAAAAAATTATATGAGGAGCAGAAGAATCAAATTGAGCAAGACATGGCTCCATTTGGATTTTTGAATGATGGTATCACCGATGAAAGTTCATTTGTAGACGCTCAGGGTGATCGTTGGTATACTGATGAATATGGGGATATGGCACATATGTGGGATTACTTATCATGATTTACGATATATTATTAGTTTTAATTTTATTCTCAGTTATAATAGGATGGATATATGTTCTCTTTAGGTGGAATAAGCAGATTAGATGGTTGTTTACACCTCTCATTTGGTTAAAGAATGTACTCGATGTTAACTGGTGGTCTGAAACATTATTCTATAAACTTAAACTTGATAGATTGGCAGATAATCCTTGGAGAAGATGGGTAGAATCTCTACCTATGAAGAAAAGGATAGCTCTAGAACTTTTTGTTTTTGTTCCTATTTTAATATTATTAGATGAGTATGTGCTTATGCCATATTTAGGTGTTGCAGTACTACCTTGGAATTGGGATTGGAGTACCGAATAATGGATATTGATGAGGAGTTTAGTTTAGCTCACTTATTACTGCATGAAAGAGAATGTAGAGTTTGTGGTGTAGAAAAAAATTTGGTAGATAATTTCTATCGTACTAGAAAGGATAGAGGACCAGTATCTTCATCATATTCATATGAATGTAAAGATTGTACAAAAAAGAGAATTGTGGAGAGTAGATCTAAGAAGGATTCTACCCTGGATATCTACCCAGATTGGTAGTTCACGTCATGTTTCCCCACTGAAACTTTGGTATTTACTAAATATTTTTAGGTCACTGAAATTCTTTTAAGGAGACAAATAACAATGGCATTAGGATTAGTCTCTCCCGGAGTTCTTGTTAGAGAAATCGACAGAACAGTTGGAGCTGTAGATGCTTCTTTTAGTATTGTTGGCGGTCTTGCTGGTCCTTTCTCACAAGGTCCCGTTGAAGATCCTGTCATCATATCATCAGAAAAAGAGCTTATCGATAACTTTGGAAAACCAAGTTTAGAAGATAATCACTACGAGTATTGGTATGCTGCATCAGATTTTCTGAGTTATGGCGGTTCACTTTCTTTAGTAAGATGTGATGGCGCTGAACTCAAAACAGCTAACGCTGGAGTTGGTGCTGCATCAGTTGCACTAAAAATTAAAAACTTTGATGAATATCAAGCAGATTATGCAGGTGCAACAACTTGGTACTTAGGTGCTAAAAATCCAGGTTCATGGTTCAACAACATTAAAGTATGTGTTGTTGATGGAGGTTCCGATCAAATTATCGGAGTTGCTTCCACCGATCTGGCAGCTGAAGGAGTTCAAGTTGGTTATGGTGTTTCTGCAACTATTAGCACAACCATCGCATCTTCTGGTTCTACTTCCGTATTTAATGGATACATCAAAGGTATCGTTACCGGAGTTAGCACTTCCTCAACTGGTTCAAGTTCTTTTGATGTAAAAATTACAGAAAGAGTAAGTTCTGCTGGAGAGTCTACTGCGATTGAATATAAAGAGAACGCAAGAGCTTTATCACTTAAAGCAACAGACACTATCACTATCCACAATGGAAGTGGGGCTCAAACTGGTTCATTTACACCAGATAGTGTTGCTGATTGGTATGATAGTCAGACTCTTGGACTTACAAATTCTACGGTATATTGGAAGAACATTGCAGATAAACCTGGAACTAGTGAGTATGCTAGAGAGAGAAGTGGTAAGAACGACCAAATGCACATCATCATTGTTGATGATAAGGGAGACATTACTGGAGTAGCAGGTCAAATTCTTGAGAAAAATCTTTTCCTTTCAAAAGGAAAGGATACAAGAGATCAAAATACAGTAACATATTACAAAGATTATCTGGCACTTAATTCGGCATATCTGTATGCTGGTAAGTCACTTGGAACTGCTGCTGATACTACTCAACACATCTATCCAGCATCTTCTGGATTTGAAGCAGGTACTTTCACGGAAGTCGGTCTTTCTGATGGAGATTTTGGGCAGGAAGTTCAAGGAATCACCTTTAACAGCATTGGTTCTATAAATCTGAGCCTTGCTGGAGGAAAAGATTATTCGACAGCATCAGGTGAAGCACCTGGTTCAATGCTTAAAGGTTATGAGACATCCTTATCAAATGTTTCTGCTTCTTATGCATTATTTGAGAGAGATGAATTTGATATTGATTTCTTAATCATGGGTCCTGGATTGGCAACCATGGAAGAAACTCAGGCAAAGGCAATTAAACTTCTTGATATTGCAACTGGAAGAAAGGATTGCATTGCATGTATTTCTCCACCAAGATCCGCAGTTGTAAACCGCGCATCGATTGACGATGCTAGAGATAGTGTTCTTGAATTCTTCGCACCATTATCTTCAACATCCTATGGTGTATTTGATAGTGGCTACAAGTACACTTATGATAGATTTAACAACGAATTCATTTATCTCCCTCTGAACGCAGATATTGCTGGAATGATGGTGAGAACTGAACTCAACGTTTATCCTTGGTATTCTCCTGCAGGTGTTCAAAGAGGTGGAGTCAACAATATTGTTAAGTTGGCTTATGATCCCCCACAATCACACAGAGATGCACTCTACAAGAATAGAGTCAATCCAGTTATTTCCAATAAGGGTGGTGGATTCATCCTCTTCGGAGATAAGACTGCTCTTGGATATAATTCTGCATTTGATAGAATTAACGTTCGTCGCCTCTTCCTTGTACTTGAGAAGGCAATTGAAGCAGCAGCAAACACTCAACTGTTTGAATTTAACGATTCAATCACAAGATCAACATTCGTCAACATTGTTTCTCCTTACCTGAGAGATGTTCAGGCTAAGAGAGGTATCACAGACTTCTTACTGGTATGTGATGACTCAAATAATACTGCTGATGTTATCGACAGAAATGAGTTTATTGCTGACATCTACATCAAGCCCGCAAGGTCAATTAACTTCATCGGACTGACATTTGTTGCTACACGCACAGGCGTTGCCTTCGAAGAAGTGGTCGGTACAGTTTGACCGTTTTACCAATAAATAACTAACATAAGAGGACACTAAAATGGCAGTTCAAAAGTATTCAACAGTAAAATCTTCAGAGAGAGCAATCTCTGAATTTAGAAGTCAACTTGATGGGGGCGGCCTTCGCCCTAATCTATTTGAAGTTCAATTAGATTTTCCAGCAGGAGTCGATAATGGAAATTTATCAACTTTAGTAAGTGATGGTAAATTTTTCTGCAAGGCTGCTGCACTTCCAGCAGCAAATATGGGTGTAATTGAAGTTCCTTTCCGTGGTAGACAACTTAAAGTCGCTGGTGACAGAACTTTCGATACATGGACCGTTACTATTGTCAACGATACCGATATGGGTCTTCGTGGAGCATTTGAAAGGTGGGTCAATATGCTCGGTACAGCAGATTCTGGTCAGGGAAGAACAAATCCTTCAACTTATCAGAAAGAACTTTATGTTTATCAACTTGGAAGAGCTTTACCTGGTTCTAGTGGAAGTAGCAGTGATTTTGCTGATATAAATATCTCTCCAGCATTAAGACGTTATAAGTTCTGGGGTTGCTTCCCAACCGCAGTATCTCAGATTGATCTTGCATTTGATAATAACGATGCTATTTCAGAATTTACTGTTGAATTCCAAGTTCAATGGTGGGAGTCTGATGGTAATGGTGGCATATCTAATGCTGTCCCAAGCAATTGATTTGATTACACATAAATAGTAGAAGTAAAAATAGAATTATTGAGCAGTGGCAAAACTTTTTGGATTTTCTATAGATGATGACAATAATTTAAGCCCTTCTGCGGTCTCCCCCGTTCCTCCAAATAATGAGGACGGGGTTGACCATTATTTGACATCTGGATTTTTCGGTTCATATGTTGATATTGAAGGGGTATATAAAACTGAATTTGATTTAATCAAAAGATATCGCGAAATGGCTCTTCACCCAGAGTGTGATAGTGCTATTGAAGATATTGTTAATGAAGCTATTGTATCAGATTCAAATGATACTCCAGTTCAAATTGATCTGGATAATCTGAATGCTAGTGATGGAATAAAGAAGAGCGTAAGAGAAGAGTTTAAGACAATTCTAGACTTACTTGACTTTGATAAGAAAGCTCACGAAATTTATAGGAATTGGTATGTTGACGGTAGACTTTTCTATCATAAAGTCATAGATTTAAAAAATCCTCAGGAAGGAATTCAAGAGTTGCGTTATATTGACGCAATGAAAATAAGATATATTCGTCAGGTAAAGAAAGAAAAAAAAGATCCTAACAATTTGCTTAGAAATCCAAATAAGGATAACCCAATGGATTTCGAGTTTCCAGAAATTGAGGAGTATTTTTCATACAATCCTAAGTTGCAGTATCCAACAGGAACATCTGGATATGCATCTCAGGCATCAAATAAAGGCATTAAAATATCAAAGGATTCAATCACGTATTGCAGTTCTGGATTGGTAGATAGAAATAAAGGATCAACACTTTCATATCTCCATAAGGCTATTAAGTCACTCAATCAACTCCGAATGATTGAGGATAGTTTAGTAATCTATAGGTTGTCAAGAGCACCTGAGCGTCGTATTTTCTACATTGATGTTGGTAATCTTCCAAAAGTAAAAGCAGAACAATATCTGCGTGATGTCATGATGCGTTATAGAAACAAACTTGTTTATGATGCAAATACTGGAGAAATTAGAGATGACAAAAAGTACATGTCTATGCTTGAAGATTTTTGGCTGCCTAGAAGAGAGGGAGGACGTGGAACTGAAATT